CGGGCGTGCTCCGCAATCTCTCGGAGCGGGAGCCGCTGGGAGCAGTACCGGCACTTGGTGTATCGAGTCGAGTCCCGACCCGGCCCCACGTTCGCTTCGTGGTCATCCCAATCACCCATGCTCACGCCGACACCGCCGCAGCATCGCACTGGTCGAGAATGTCAACAGGCAACTCCTCGAACAGCCAAGCCGATCCGTACCTGTACCCACACTCGGCACAGGGGCCAGAGAGGGTGTCGCCGGTCGAACCCTTGTAGTCGTTCCGGTAGTCAGGACGCTCACTCGGGTCAACCCGGTATCGGGCCTCCTGATGCTCACAACCGGCTTTCATGTCGTTCAGGTGCCAGCGGTCCCAGATCGCCACCAAAGCAACCGGGGCCGATCCTTGTGCCTGACCGCAACTAAACACCTCCCTGCTACCTTTCTCGCGCACCTCACCGGTGAGAGAGAGGCGGCGGGTGTCGCCCAGTTCGGAGAGTTCCAAGAACACCAACGTGCGGTTGCCGTCAGCATCCCGATAGGGGCCGTACTTCCGCTCTGCAATAACGCGGCGGGGGGTGTCGAGTGAAGCGGTCACGATAGTTCCTTTCCAGAACGGTGGGCATTACAAAGAGCGCCACAAGTGCAAGACGAGTGAAGCGCCGGACTACAAATGGAGCAGTCGAGGGGAGAGAGTGCGCGAGGAGCGACAACTGACGGCATCAGGCGGGCTCCCCGTCGATGTAGGTGCGAGGTGACTCACGGACATCAGAATCGACTGTGGCCGGTTTCCCGATTTCGCGGGAGAACGCCTTAGCGAAGATTTCAGCATCCGTCTGCAACCGGAAGCGGGCGTACACTTCGCCGTCGATCAGAACCGTGATGGGGCAGCGAGCAGCCATTAGTTGCCCACCACCTTGTGCCATGCGGCGTACCACTCGTTCTCGACGGCTTCATCCTTGCCGACAATCTCGCGGACTTTCTTCAGGTCCTCAACGATTTCGGACTGGTCTTGGCCGGGGATGTCGTTCTCTGAGAGGACGTAGCGCTCGAAGTCTGCGAACGCGATGGGACGGTCATAGTTAGGCATTGGGTTCCTTTCCGGGGATGCTTTGTATGATTCTACTTTAGTTGACCACGCCTCGGTTGTCAAACTGGTTTGGCAATCAGAGCCCCCGGTAACTGATCCGGCCCCACGACTGACGGTCGCCCTCGCTCATGTCGTCATCGCCGCCCCGAACCCGCAACGGCTTAGCAGGCGTCTTGATCCCGCCGTACCACTCGTCCAGCCCGGCCCGGTGCCCATGACGACTAAACGCTTCGTCTCCGCCCTTGTGCCCACGGGCCTTCTCGCAAGCCTGTCCCTTCGGTCCAACCGATCGACAACGCTTCGCCGGGTTCTCGTCGTGCCCCTTGGAACTCATGCCGCTGCCCTCCGCCAGTAGTGGAACGCCAACCGGTTGTACCCGTATGAAGAGTCGTACGTGTCCCGGATCGTCCCGTGATCGACCACCGCAAGATGTCCCCGCAGCGAAACAATCAGCACGCCCTCAGTGGGCAGCGCATCCAAGCGACTCCCCTTCGGCAGCGATACTTTCACCCACCCGGCCTCGACCAACAACGGCTCGTAGACCTTGGGGGAGATTCCGTTGCGGGCAGTCGCTTTCGCACGACGTTCGTACATCGTCTGACGGTTGGGCTGCTTCGCCTTCGCCGCCTTCAACTTCCAGAACGTCAGGTTGCTCTGTGAGAGCCGATCATAGGTCGACCGGTAGTCGAGTCCCAACGCGATACAAATGGCCCGCGTGACACAATCTCCGGTCGCTCCCTTGAACCCCGCTGCGAGACGTCCCCCGTCGTCGTAGGCGTTCGGCAGACCGCCGGGGTTATCGGCCTTAGCCTTCTCGTAGAAGTCCCCGGCATTCACTTGGTGCTCACCGCCGCGAGAGCCTTCGCGAACTCGGCGGCTGACAGGCGGATCGCCTTCTCCTCCGGCGCACCACCGTCAATGTAGCTCAAGTGCTTGCCCGTGGTCGGACCCCACTGGTTCTCGGCCACGACTAGGCGCGTGCCGTCGTTGATCGCGATGGGCGTCTCGTATGAGAACCAGATCGACAGATCACCGATGGTGACGGAGGTGAGGTTCTTGTGCGGCCACTTGTTGATTGAAACAGACATGGTTGGTTCCTTTCCAGAGAACGGTTGGTTAGGCGACGGTGAGGTCGCGGGGGTCCATCGTGATTACGTCGGTGAGGGGGAATCCTCGGCGGGCAGGGATGAACTGGATGTCGACGGGGCCACCGGCGGGTGCCCAGTCGCTTGCTTCGTTTCCACGGATGACGGTCGCGGTGCGCTTCTTGAACGCGGCGCTAGTGGCGACGATGGTTCCGGCGGTGAGAATCATGGGGTGGACCTTTCCAGTCAGCGGGGTGTATCGGATGATTCAACTTTAGTGGACCGGTCGCGCTGTTGTCAAGTCGGCTTGGCAATCGAGCAACGACTCCTCGACTGCGGGCTCAGCGGTCGCGCTCCTGAACCGACTCCTTCAGGGTCGCAAGGCGGGCCTCGATATTCGACTTCACCTGCTCGGCGGTCAACTGACCAAGGACTCCTTGCTGAAGGTCAATCTCGATCGACAGGATGACGGCGCGCATTGCGCCCTTTTCTAGACGGGTGAACTTGGGCATGATCTGTTCCTTTCCGGGAACGGTTGTTTACGCGAAGGTGAGTTCGTCGGCCTCGACGGTCATTTCATCGACCTTGCCACGGCCCTTGCGTGAGGGGGTGAAGCGAATCTCGATGAACTTCATTCCGACCGGGACCTTGCCCTGCTCCGGCACGTTGCCGTAGGTGACGACGGCGGGGCGGCTGCCGTAGACGGGGTGTGAGATAACCTTCGTGCCAGTCTCGATGATTGTCATGGTGCGGACCTTTCCAGTGGGGTGTATCGGATGATCCAACTTTAGTTGACCACCCCTCGGATGTCAAGCCCGCTAGATTCCACTCCACGGGTTAGACCGCTCCAACACCTCCGGCACAGCATCCCCGCCAGCCTTCGGCTTCGCATCCCCCAACCGACCCAACGCCTGCGACAACGTGTCGATCTGGTCATCGTGCTTGCCAGAAGGAAACTGCTGCAACTCCGCCAGCAACTCAGCCACCCACGGAGCCTCAGAAGGATGCGGCAAGAACACATTGCCCGACTCAACCTCCGGCGTAACCGCCCGCGCCCGCTGCTCCTTCGAGCCCCGAGGATCAACACCAACGAAACCCGCAACCTCGCGCTGTAGCGTATCCAGCACCGCCCGGCCAACTGCAGCCTTCTCGATCAGCCGCAACTTCACGAACTTGCCGGTCCCCAACTCCGACTTCGCCTCCGCCCACTTCTTGATATTGTTCATCGTCTCCGTGAACGCCGTCTGCTTGCGCTGCTGCGCCACTAGGAACCTGTCAGGACCTACCTTCACCCACCGCTGTCCAACAGAGTAGTCAGCCGTTTCTTTCGCCTCAGAAGCCAAATCCCACGAGTCCAACCACACACCACGGCTCGCCGTGCTCGGGTCGAACAACTTGCAGTTCTCAGACACAAGATCAGGGTTCCGGGTCCAGTACTGGAACCAGTCCAGATCGAACACCGCACCCTCCGCCGGGAGAGGGTCCTGCTGATACAACGACGCCCACGCATAAGGACCAACCGCCTTGCGAATCTGATTCCACCGGGCCAACGCCTGCTCCCGGTTCTCGTCAATCAACGGCGACAACAACGGGTCGCCGGGCTCGCGGCCAAGAGCATCAGCCTCAACAGCAATCGCCGGGAACTCCGTCGTCTCAAACGGGTCGCCCGTCGTCTCGACCCAACCGGTGAAGTCATCCATGTGCCAGCGGGTGCCGATCACGATGGTCAACGACGGCGGCTCGATTCGGGTGCGGGCTGTCGTCTGCCACCACTGGCGCAACGCCTCGCGCTTCGTCTCCGAGTGTGCATCGGCGTAGTCCTTCACCGCGTCATCGACAATCATCACCTTGAAGCCTCGCCCGGTGATACCCATGCCAACCGATCGTGCCGTGACTCCACCGCCCGAGGTCGTCTCCCAGTCCTTCACCGCACCGGCATCCTTCGCCAGTTCGATTCCGAGCCCCAACTTCGGGTCCTCCGCATAACGACGCACCTGACGGCCCCATGCCGCTGCAAGAGAGTCGCTATACGACAACAGACCGATCTTCCAGTCAGGATGCTTCTTCAGAACCCACGTCGGAAAGAATGTCGAGCACAACATCGACTTGCCAGAGCGAGGAGGTTCCGAGATACGCAGGAACACCGACTCACCGGGGACACCAACGATGCCGTTCTCTTCATCTGCTTCGACTCCCTCGACTCGGCGGACGGCGCGGGCCAACACGATGTCGAGGTGGTCAAGGTGCGGACGTGAACGGTAGCCGGGGTCGATCGACTGTGCGAGCCCCATAGGGGACAGATCAGCGAGTTGGTCCTTCGCCTTCTCCTCGACTACCGCCAGAGTGTCAGGGTGCCGCCGTAGGGCACGTTTGCGGTACGTCGGCGGCTCGCCAATCAGCCAGTCAATTACCGTGTCGGCAACCGCTGGCTTCTCCTCCTCGATCACCTGAGTCAAGACGTCTCCGCTGTTAGCCGATCATAATGTTCCGAGAGAGCAAGCCTACTAGACCGAAGGATCGGCGGATCGAGCACAACCACTGGTGAGCCTGACCGCTTCGACCTGTCACAGATGAACAATGAAGTCAAGTGCTGCCAAGGGACATCATCCGTGAACCACCGCTCTCCCAGCCCGGTCAAGTCGGCAAGCGCAACAACCTGCTCCCACGTCGGATACAACTCGCCAGCCTCCCAGCGATCAACTGTCGGCTCCTCGACACCCAACGCTGCATCAACCTCCGGCCCGTACAGGGATCGCAGATCAAGGGCTTGTGTGATACGTGCCGGGATGATGTACCCAGCCCGCCACCGAGCCTCCGCCCTCTCCCTGTGATGACGCGCCACGTTATCCAGCCGGTTCAGCCGAGCCCGACGGTCAAGAACCCGCTGTGCTCGATCCTCCCGCCAACCCACTACTCGTCCTCCTCCGGCAACATTGGGGTCGCGCTGCATCCGTGGTAATAATGCCCGTTCCGCCACGACCCACCATCCGGCCCACGAGTCCCCTCCGGGATCGTCGGCAACTCCTCAAACCGCGCAACATTCTTGCGGTACTCCTCCCGCGTCTCCCGAGAGATTCGTGCGCCAACACCCTCAACCACGAAGATAACCAGCGTGGAGTAGTTCCTGAGAAGCAACAATGCTGCGCGCCCACCAATCCGCGCCCACCAACTCACTGCTCGATCGCCTTCCTGCGAGCCGCCAACAACGCCAACGCAGCCAACGTCGCATCCTCATTGCCCTCAACCTGCACCGGACCACCACCCGCACCCGTAACCTCAACATGCTCAGTCTTGCCCCAGCCAAACGAGTGCGTCAGCATGAACTCCGCAGCCTTCCAATCACCCCGCGATGTCGCAGCAGTAGTGACCACCTGACGGTACACACGCTCCGCTTGCGCCCGCGCCCAGTAGACCAGCATCACCAGTATTACGTGAAGCCACCTGTCTGCTAGCGACTTCGGCCACCAATCGGGCGGGGGTGCTGTCCAGTAGGGTGCGGTCATTGCACCGTTGGCGTGTCCGCCGTGGTCCTCGATTACGGCCCAGACTGCACCTTCCATGTCCTCTTCTCCGGTGAGGGCACGGGCTTCGTTTAGTGCTTTCGCGCCTTGTGCGGCCCATCGTTGATAGGTGGGTATGGAGACTGCTGCTGACCCGCAGGCGGCACGGATGGTGTCCCCGGCGAGCATTGCTTGGACTAGACCTGATAGGCGGCGGGGTGTCATCGTGGATGGGCCGACGGGGGGTTTGCTGGCGGGGATGCGGTCGACTGGTGACTTCGTGGTACGGATGCGAGCCTTGGTCGGCTTCTTCTCGGTCACTTACCCCACCTCGCGATGATCCGGTATCCAGTCGTGTACGGGTCACGTTCGCCCTGTACCCGTGGCTCAATGGTGATGTCTGGGTCCGCGTTGCCTGACTCGGCTTCGATCGTCTTGACTGCCCCTGCTAACTGGGTAAGGCGTAGCGGTGAGCCGAGTTCGATGACGGTGGCCTGCTTGGTCATTTCTTTTCTCCCGACCGAACTTTTTTTCCCCGGTGTGCGATGGGCCGGTTTGGGTCCACCCCGGACTCTGGGATCGAGTACAGGGTGACGAACTCGCGGTGAAGGTGGGCCTGTACTGCCCCCAACGAACCGTGCTCTCTCAGTAGGGCTGCGGCAGACTGCATGAGTGGGCCGGATTCTGTTTGCCTCGAACTGAAATTTGTCTCGAACGTGGGGGATTTCATGGAGTCGTTGCGGCGCTGCGCGGCCTCGATACTGAACATCCCGTGCCCGTGCTTCTCTTCGTAGTCAACAAACGCATAAAGGATTGCGAGCGACGGTGAGTACAGGATCGCTCCCGGTGCTGGCCGACGCCCGAGTCGGTATAGGAGAACCCGCAGACGATCCAGTATTCCGACTGGCCGGAATTGTGACTGCTTCTTGTTCATCGTGGACCTCCGGTGCCAGTGTAACTTGGCGTGTCGCGGTGCCGGGGCTCCGAGGATGGGACTAACGGTTTCATCGCCTCAGAGCGGCGCTTGAAGTGTTCCCACCGGTCAGCCGTCATCGAGCGCTTCACACTGGGATGACCGGGGAACAACGTCTGCGCGAAAGTGCCCGCATCTGCCAGCGTCCCGAACGGTGCAGGGCCGCGAGCATTGATCCAGCGCCAACCCACCGGCAACTGAACAATCCACTCGCGGACTCCGCAGTCACAATTCTCGATCCTGTCCGAGTGCAGATAGACCGTGACCTTCTCCCGGTAGTTCATTCGATGTCGCTCAGATCGCAAGCATGAACATACGCTTGGTACTCGGTGATCCAGCGAGCCGAGAACGTACCCCCGAGGTCGTGGCAGATTTCTTTCGCCTCCGCCACCTCCTGAAGAGTCGCCCCGCACCCGGCCACCGACAACAAGACCAGCACCGACGCAGCGATCATCGCCGCCTTGCGCTTCACTGTGCAGCCTCCGCAGCCTTAGCCCGCTCACCAAGGAGACGGTTCAACTCAACCACTTCCGCCGGAGGAGCCTTGCCCGCATCGACCACGATGTACTCGACCTTGAAGTCGTCTCCGAGTACCTTCGCATAAGCCTCAGCCTTCCACTCAGGGCCAACGTCATGGATTCCCCACTGGCGGGATGAAGAGAGGTGGCCCGTCAGGATTTCACCCGTCTCCGCTATCGCCAACCAGTTTTGCATGTCGGTTCCGTTGCCCGAGTTGCAGAAGGCATAAACCTTCACGGGCACGTTTGCTTCAGTCATTGTTCGTTCCTGTCAACTCGGCTTCGATTCGTTCGGCATTGGCGAGTAACTTCTGTGAGGAGTCCATCGACCAAGTAAAGATTTGTTCCATCTGCTCCTCCGTCAGCGCCAACTGGTGCTTCCCGAAGTAGATCATCCACAAGCGACTCCACCGGGTTCGGGTGATCGTCACTGGCTGCTTGCCGATGAACCCGTAGACATTCGGGTTCTGCAAGCGATCGTTCAGCCAGACTGCCAATTTGTTGGCTTCCTTCGACTTCTTTCGGAGCGACTTCGCGTAGGCGATCCGGCCTTCGAGTCGATCCAACTCCTGCTTCGTTTTCTCAGACATTAGAACCACTCCGGCCAGTTAGAAGGTGCGAACAGATCGAGCGCGATGAAGGCGTAGGTCAACATCACGACATCGAGTACAAACAGCGCCACGGCCACAGTGACCAGTGTTCGGCGCAACAGCCAGCGATCCGGTTTCGGATGAAACACGGGAACTCCGTGCCGAGCCCCCAACCAGTTATGAGTCGCCCGAGCATCCTCCACACACAACAACCGGTGTGCGAGGCAGTCCTCTGTCGTCATCGAAACATCGCAGCCCCGGCAACGTTCCGCCGAATTGGTAGCACTCGCGGGAATCGTAATCTCCGTCGTGTCAGGCGCACCGACTTGCACTGTGCCGGACTTCCGGTAGTGGGCCTTCAGCGCGAGACTGACCGCCACGTCAACATCATCCAAGTTCTCTTCGTCCCGAGGAGACGGGCACTCGACACGCACCTTGTCGCCCTTATAGGTCGTCAGCATGTACCCGTTACCGGCGGGGAGCGAGAGCCCCACTGCCTCGAAACGGCTCAGGAACGGACCAGACCAGACGACGAGCCTGTCGCGCTTGTGGCTAACCCGGTACTCGTAGTCGGTCAAGACCCCGAACGGTTTCGGCGCTTGCGTCTGCCCGCTCATGGAGTCACCGACCATTCGCCCACTCGGTTGCCGTTGTCGTCAAAGATGACTCCCGACTGTGCGCGGTCATCGGCAGACATCTTCAGGGCTTGCTCTGCGAGCACTCCGGCGATGTCGAGAGTCGACTGCATTGCCTCGTTGCCAAGGGTTATCTTCAGGTCGAACGACGCCATTAGAACAACTTCCCAACCGGCGCAACATACGTCTTTGAGTCGATCATCTCGTTCAGGTTGTCGAACACTGTAGTCATGTTCGTCAGCC